GTGTCCGTTTACAAGGATAACGGCGATGTGGATAAGACAAAAACAAAGACGGCTACCGATTACGCGTTACAGCTTATTGATAAGGTTAATCTACGAGACGTATTGACCGAATGCTCTACGAACGAAAGTTGGGGCGGTCACTCGTTTATAAAGTTTTCTTACGATACCGAGCTTTCAAACTATCCTATTATCGAAGCTTCGGATATCATGTCAACGGAGATAGTCAAAGAGCGCGGCATTACCGTGGCGATTATCTTCAAAACATGGTATGAGAAAGAGAAAGGACAAAACACGGGCTTAGGAAGCCGCAAATACCGCTTAGACGAAATTTATACAACCAACGACAGCGGGGACGCGGTTATTCGTTATGAGCTTTACGAGACTTCCACGGGCGAAGATAAGCGCGTGCCACTTAATACTATCCCCGAAACGGCTAAGGTCGTTGAAACGGTAGGCGAGAACGACGAGATAGTATTTAAAGGCTTGCAAGGCATGTTAGCCTTTGAAAAACCTAACCGCTTGCCGTCGTTGATGTTCCCGCATTCGAATTACGGTGCTTCCGACTTCGAGGGCGCGACCGATTCGTTCGACGCGGTAGACGAAGCGTATTCGACGATTATCAACGAAATACGAGACAACAGAACGTTAAGATATTTCAAGAGCACGGCGTTCAGAAGAGACAAGGACGGTAACGTTATAACACCCGACGACGGATTTACGAAAAACTACGTATATACCGAAAGCGACGTAGACCAGGAGCAAGGCGGCGAAAAAAACCGCATGATAGACCAGGTAAACGATAAGACCGAAGAGCATAAACAGAAGTATTTAACGGCTGTTACGGTGGCTTTAAACAAGGCGGGCTTGTCTCCTTATTCGATAGGTATAACGGGGCTTGAGAGTATCAACCAAAGTGCTGAGAGCCAACAGGAACGTAACAAGGTAACACTTGAAACGCGCAAGGCAAAGCTTGAGCTGTGGAAGCCGTACCTTGCGGCAGTATTAACAAAGCTCTTAGCATTCAACACATACCTTTTAAAGACTGTAGGCGTAAAGCAAGACGATTTACCGCTTGAAGACATGGATATAACGCTTTCGACTGTAACGGTCGATTTCGGCGAGTATTTACAGGACACCGACAAAGACCTTGTGGATATTTGGGGTCTTGCTAAATCGCAAGGTATATCGTCCACGCAAAACGCCGTCCGCGAGCTTCATAAGGATTGGACGGAAAAGCAGATCCTTGACGAGGCAAACACGATTGCATTCGAGCAAGGCATGGCAACGGACACCCCGAACGGACTTCCCGAGCTTACGGGCGTTGACATGGGCGATGATGAAGACGACGAGGACGACGAGGACGAAAAAGACAAGAAAGAGAAAGAGAAGGGCGGTGATTCCGCTTGAGCGATTTAAGGTCGTTTACGCCCGTTGAACCTAACACGGCAGGAAAGGCGTTAATAGCCGTTCAGACGGTCGTTACAAGGATAAAAGAACTGATAGTCGGGAGCATTGCGAAAGGTGTCAATAAGGACGAAATAACGCGGCAACTCAATAAGCTTATATCCGATTTCTGCAAGACGATAGAAAACGAAGCGTTACGAGAACAGAATCGCAAGGCGTTGGTTACGGCGGCGAAAAAGTGGTATTACACTACGACGACGACGTTTGAGATAGTAAACAGAAATTTACTATCGATGAGCGGTAATATCTACCGAATCGGCGCGAATGATTCTACAAGCCATATAACCGAGCTGAGACCCCGACAAGACCGAGGAATAAACCTCGGCACTCCGCTCATCGCCGACTACAAAAGAAGCGTGAGATTGGCTATAAAAGCCTTAGCGGCAGACCCGCCGCTTGTGGTTACGAGACGAGACGGCAAGACTTATACAATGCCGATTCGAAATCGTGCGGAAATAGCGGTGAGGTACGACGCGAACGTAAAGGACTTGCAAAAGTTTGCAAGTTCGGGCGTTGACCTTGTCTGGACTTCACAGCACCCGAACTGTTCGCCGCGCTGTAAGGACTATCAAGGCAAATTGTGGAGCATAAGCGGCAAAAGCGGTAAGATAAACGGCATTACATATCGCCCTTTGTCCGAAGCTATACAAGGCAAGTTAAAGGACGGCAACGGCATTATAACGGGCTATAATTGCCGTCATAGACTTATAGAGTATACGGCAAACTCACACCCGCCGCAAGAGCTATCAGAGGCGGAGATTAAGAAACAATACGCTATCGATAAAAAGCAACGCGCTTACGAGAACAACATTCGGCATATGAAGACGAATGAGAGGCTTTTAAGGGCGACTGGCGATATCGAGGGCGCAAAGGCGTTACGTAAACGGTGGCGGCGTGCTACAAAGCTATATCAGGCGTACTCATTCGAGAACGGCAGACCGTTCTACCCCGACAGGTGCATAATCGATGAAGTAGAGCTAACTCAATAATTCAAGACGAGGTAATAACCCCGTCTTTTTTTATAACGGCTCGGCGGAGCTTTAAACGCAAATAGGTCTGGCAAGACGTTTAAACATGCACTTGTCGGCGGAAGACACCGCTTAAAACGAAGACAAGATAGGAGAACAACATGACACTTAAAGAATTACTCGGAACCAGCTATCGCGACGGTATGACCGTTGAAGAGGCGGACAAGGCATTCGGAGAAGCAGGCGCAAAGCTTTTTGACCTTTCAAAAGGCGAGTATGTCGGGAAAGGGAGATATCAGACCCTCGAAGCAGACGTAAAAGCGAAAATGGAAGAAAACGCCGCGCTTGTAAAACAGCTTGAAGAGCTTAGAAAAAACAGCCCCGAAATCGTCAAAGCCGAAATCGCTAAACTTCAGGAACAGCTCAAAGCAAAAGATGAGGAATACACGCAGAAGTACAATGCGCGCGAAAAAGAATACCTCATCGACGGCATTTTGAGAGACGCAAAGCCGAAGAACCTCGGCGCGCTTAAAGGCGCGTTAAACGGCAAATTTGACTTTACGAAGGCAGAAGTCAAGGACGGCAAAGTGGCAGGACTTTCCGAGATTCTCACTCAGCTCAAAGAATCCGACGGGTATTTATTCGAGGATTCCGTAGCTGCACCAAAAGTCGCGGGCTTACCCCCCGCAGGCAAGAACGCAGGCGCAAAGACCGATGAATTCAATTTCGGTTTTACGGGCGTCAGAGCCAAACCACAGGGTTAAAAATTAACAAAAAATAAAAAACAGGAGATTTAAATTATCATGGCATTCGCAAAAGCAGCACTTAATTACGCGGTAGCGTATTCGCAGGCACTCGCGCAGGCTTACCCCTATGCGCTTTACAACGTTGAGAACGATTCGAGATATCGCTGGGTAAACGCTGATACTATCAAGATTCCCGTTCTCTCCGTCAAAGGACGTGTAAACGGTGATAGAGATTCTATCGGTACGGCGGCAAGAAACTACAACAATACGTGGGAAACAAAGCAGCTCACCAACTTTAGGAAGTGGAGTACGCTCGTTCACCCACTTGACATCGACGAGACGAACGCTGTAGCTTCAATTCAGAACATCACCAAAGTTTTCAACGAAGAGCAGAAGTTCAGAGAAAAGGACTGCTACCTTATCAGCAAGCTCTACGGAGATTGGACGGGGCAGAGCAAGACGGCTAACACTACGGCAATCACCGCGGCGAACATTCTTACCGTTATCGATAAGATGATGGAAGATATGACCGAGAAGAGAATTCCCACGCAGGGCAGAATCCTTTACCTTACCCCCGCGATGAATACATATCTCAAATCGGCTTTACAGCGTAGACTTACGGCTACGGACGACGTCGTTCGCAGACAGATTGAAATGCTCGACGACGTTGAGATCGTCGAAGTACCTTCCGACTGCATGAAGACGTCTTATACGTTCACCGAAGGTTGCGAAGTGGCGGCTAAGGCAGGACAGATTAACCTCTTTCTCGTCCACCCCTCGGCGGTCATTACGCCCGAAAGGTACAACTTTGTAAACCTTGCAGAACCTACGGCACTCACCGAAGGAAAGTATTACTACTATGAGGAGGCTTATGAGGATGTATTCATTCTCAACAAGAAAGCGGACGGTCTTGCATTCAACATAACCGCGAGCGCGTAAAATCAAATTTAAGGGGCTGTAAAAAGCCCCTTCCCCTTTGGGGGATAGGAGAAGAAAATGACTTTCCAGGAAGCAAGCAAATTTATAGACGAATACGCAAGCTACACAGGCAAGGACTTAAACGAGATTGTAAATCTTCACCCTCAACTTTCCTTGTTGTTCGGAAACGGCGCGGCGTTCGTTCAGCGTGTTGAAAGAATAATAACGGAAGAGATTAAATATCGCGCTCCGCTTGTTAATCTCGATGATATGTCTGAGATTCAGAAAGCGGCTCTCAGAAACGCAATAACGGAGCAGATAACTTACACCGTTGCAAGCGGTGATTTTAGCCTTATATCTGGCTACAATGACGTAGATAACACGTCTTTAAGCACGAAAGAAATACGGCAGAAAATGTTCTCGCCGTTAGCTATAAAAATATTAACCAACGCGGGGCTTTTATATTCGGGTCTTGACAGAGCCGTTGTGCCGTGTTGGCTCAGAGGTTTAAGATGATAAAAATCGGCATGGACCTGGCGATACTCAACAGGCACGTTGTAAGCGAAGGCGGGGAGTATTTAGGCGCAAAGCTCAAAGGCGATAATTTTCTCGCGTATGAAACGGAGTTACCGCTTGCAAGCGAAAAAAACGTTATAGCCGGTACAACCTCAACGGTGAGCGACGTAACGCTTGCGCTTGCTACGTCCGATAATATCGCCGCTACGATAGTAAGCGACGACACGGTAGCGTGGAAAGGTCGGACGTATTCCGTCTCGAATGTAACCGCACGCAGAAAGAAAGGCGGCATGCTCTTTTCAAAAGAGTACGTTGTTTACTTAAAAGGTTAATATGTGGAAAAAGCTATATTTGGCGCAGGATATTATATTGGCGCATTTGCGGGTTTACTGCCCCGTTCGCACGGGCAACCTTGCCGCCACGATAACGCCCGATAATAACAGCCTTGTTATTACTATCGGAAACGAAAATATACAGTACGCGCCGTATACCAACGAAGCGTATAAAGACGGACGCGTAAACAAAAACGAAGGTTGGATAGATAGAGCAATCGAAGCGGCGCTTCCGATTGTTGAAAGATTCCTTGCAGGAGCTGTCTCAGAAGAAGAGGTAACAGAGCTTGTAAAGGCTTATAACACGATTTGGCAGGATAGGTTAGACGCGGCGGCGGAAAAATTTAAAGAAGAGGCTATAAGGATATGAGATTCGAAGAGGTATTCAAAAGTATATTAAAAGATAAAATCGTTGCGGCGGCGGGGAAAAATACGACGTTATCGATTCACGCCGTGAGCGATTTGTTTTTCAAAGCCGAAAACTTCATAAAAGGCGATAACGACGTTATTATGGTCGTTCAGGGCGGAAACGTAACGAAGAGCAATATCCCCGATTACGATTTAAACACTATGCCGTTAATCGTTAATTTTATTATACCGCTTATCCGTAAAAACGCCTTTATGGGCGTTCTCGGCAATGTAGCCGAAAAATATAACGGCACACTTGAAGAAGCGGCGCAAGGAAGCGATGACGGCTCCGTAACGCAATTCAGAGCTATATATAACACGCCGTTCGTTATAGGCGAATCGCAAGAGATACGTTGCGGAACGGGTACGATTAAAATATGCACGGTTCAATGGATAATCTCGCTTAATTACGGCAAAAACGCGTACATAAAAACGCCGTCGGTAAGCTTATCGATTAACGGCGTTATTATCCCGATTACGCATATCATGCGCTACGAACATGCCTACGCTCCCGCATACGACGATTATCAGAAATTCGGAGATAAAATCCGCACTTCAAAAAAACTTTCGGCGATTCGCACTTGGGTGTTTCAGATTGCAAAAACAACGCTCTCGGAAGGCACAAAATCGGAAATTACGAGATTGATAAAATCCCCGAAGTTATTTGATAGTGTTATTAAAGGAATTACAAACGATGAAAAATTACAATTTCTTTTTGAAGCGTTTGAGTGGGGTTTAGAATTAACCTACACGATAGCATTACAAAGCGATTACGGCACGATAACGGTTAATCATTTGTCTATTTCGTCGGGAATCGAAAACAACTCGGGGTCTTACCTTTTAACGTTAGAGGTGTAACATGGCATACAGCAAGGTAGAAGACGGCGTTTATAAGATAAAGCTCGATTTAAACGTAAAAGGCGACGGCGGCGACAGTGCAGGCGACACGCCGCAGGATAAACAGGACAACGAGAACGGGCAGATAGCCGCGGGAGCAGGACAAACAAAGTCTAAAAACGTTTCAAAAGGAGCGTGGGCGTTAAACCTTGCAAAGCAGCAAGGCACTAAGATTGCTTCCGATTTAATCGGTAATATCGGCGATATAACGGGCGATTACATAGCGCAGGCAAATGCGCAGGCTATCTTTAGCATTGCTATGACGGGGGTCGGTATTGCCGCGGCAACGGCGGCGGGCGGGGTGTTGGGCTTAGCCGCTTCGGTAATAGGTACGGGTGTTTCAGCTGCACTAAACGGCTACAATTACGTAAAGCAAATAAATATGCAAAATAAAAATGCCAAGTGGATTGCTCAAAGAGTAGGCTACTCGGCATTTTTATAATTATTTGTTTTTGTCTTTTGATTCATTGCTAACGTGGACGTTTTTATCATTTACATGATCTTCAACGTCGCAAATAAAAGTAAATAAAGTTAGCGATAAAATTATTTGCAATGCAAAGAAAACGGCAAATAATAAAAAATACAACTCATGGTTTAATTTATATTGTGCAATAAAAAGAGCGCAAGGGAAAAGTCCAAATAATCCATTTAATGCAATTATAATTTTTAAGAATAAATTATTCATATATTCACCTCGCGCACATAATACCACATAAGGAGCTTTTATGTCAAACAAATTTAAGATAATTCACATATCCAAAAAAACGGGCGTAGAAACCGTAATATTCGATAATACGTCTGATAGCGTTATTGAAGACGTTGGAGACCTTTTAATCGGCGTACCGATAACCGAGAGCGTTGATGACGGAATGAGTACAGCCGTACTTCATTTAAAGAGCTGTAAAGGTGACGTAGCCGTTCCCGCACTTTTCGAACCTTACGATAAGGTTGAAGTTCAAAAAAGCGTAAACAGCATTATGCGAAGCGAGCTTTACGTTGTTGCAATAGATAATCGTCAAGTTGACAATTCCAACTTGAAGACTTACGAAAAAACCATATCGCTCGTTGAAGCGACAAAAATACTTGACACAGTATTTATTTATAATTGTAATTTAACAAATAGCGAAGAAACGCTTGCAAATCAAATTGACAAGTTATTACAAAATGCTGAAATTATAGTTAATTCTAAAACAAATCGGTTTTCGATTTCAAATGAATTATGGAATATACTCAGTGAATTTTCAAG